GGAGTGAAAATTCCAGAGTCTGATGTTATTTGAATATCATCATTATCATTATTAGATCCAATGTGATCTCCAAAAATACGATTGGACTTTTCAAGACCACCTTCTTTATTTTTCTTACCATTCAAAATTGTTCCTTGTTCAGCATTTCCAAGAGAAGAAGAAACGGCGACTTTATAGGTAGTATTTGCTTTCACTTTGATCGTTTCTTTTCTATAAGTTCCAGAAGAATATGCACCATCAATAGTAAATGTACTAGACTTATCTTCTGAAGTGAATGAAAATTTCATTTTATTACTATTTCTACCCTCACCATAAACTCTAAAAACAACATCAACAAATTCAGATTGTCCTGGAGATCTCCAATCTTGAGTGCTGAATATTTTTTTATCGATTGTACTAAAAACATCTTGAGGGAAATTTAAAACTTCAACAGTAATTGTATGAGGTCCTTCGGTAAGAAAAACTTTAGTAATTTTAGGATTATTTACAGAAAAGGCATTTAATGTAGATACTGAAATCCCATCAACATATACTTTTCCAGAATTATCTGCAGTTCCTTTTAATGCATAAAAACCATCATATGGAATATTTACATTCCAAGTATTAGAAAAAGTTATTCCAGACTGATCGCTTCCGGGATCACTAGAAGGTGGAACTGGAGAAACCGCATACCTGTTCATAAACTTGCTCCAGGTATTTGGAACTTCATATTTAACAGGATACCAATTTGCAGTTGCTCCAGAGAATCTTGTAGACCATATCGGATTAGAAGGACATCTGCCAATTTGCTTCTTTATCGGTTCTACTGGAATTGGAGGAGGGGGAGCATCTATAGACATAGAAATTCCCATTGGATTTGTATTCCAAGATGCTGAAGATATTACATTTCCTACAATTATTTCAGGTTTTTTAGAAGTAATTGGATTTAGACTAAAAATTTCAAACTTAATATTTGCATCATTTCCATCCAAATCATATAAGTCTAATCTTTTTGAACCAGTTATTTTTTGAGTGGAACTACTTCCAATAATTTGTATTGGACCATATAATCTACCACCAGTAAAACTTACATTTTTTGTTATAGTTTCTTCCTTTAAATAAGAAACAAATGAAGAAGTAAAAGTATCTATCTGAGATAGTTTAGTTCTCTTAAAAGAAACATTTCCAGAATCTGTGGGCAAAATTATTTCAGAGGCGGCAATATCAGCAATATATGGACTATCATTAACATCCATTTTAATTTTTGCTTTAACTTCACCAGTACCAGATACTTCAACATAATATTGATTATTTTTCTGAACAAACTTTATTCCAGGTATTTGATATGAAGTTGGAGTAGATGCTGAAATATTTTGCTTTACCTGAATTCCATTTACTTCTAGTATATTTTTTTCATTTTTAACATCAATAATACTTATTTGAATATTTTGATCTGTGCCATCAGCATCATATAATACAATTTTATTATTACCTTTTAATTGTGGATCAATGACATTTATAGATGCTCCAACAATTTTAATGGGTCCATAGGTTTTTCCTCCAGTAAATCTAGCAGATTTTTTTATATTTTCTTCTTTCTTTATTAATATATCAAGACCATTTGTAGAAGATCCCTCTCTAGTAAATTTAATATTACCATCATCAGAAGGAATTATAATTTGTTTTGCAGCAAGACCTGCAATTACAGGAGAATCATTTATATCAACCAAAACCGATACTGTACCAGTTCCAGTTCCTTCAACTTCTATAAAGAAATCCTTTCCTTTTTTTACAAACTTTGGATTTATTTTTGATACTTGATCATCATTTGAAGAAGTGGGAGAAGTGGGAGAACTTGATGTTTGTTGAACAGGAATATTTAATAAATCAACTCTAATTACGTGATAACCCTCTGTAATATTTGTAGAAAAAGATGATACTGGGTTATTAAACCCGTTTAAATTATCTACCAATAAAGAATCATCAAGATAAACTTTTGCTATGTTGTCGCAAAGTCCATTAAAAGTATATTTCCCATCATATGGAAATTCCTCTATCCATTCAAAAGTAAATACTCTTCCCGAATAATCACTTCCAGAAAAATCTGAAGATGGTACTGGGGAAATGGCATACTTATTCATAAACTCATTCCAAGATGGATGAGTGACATCATAAGAATTATAAGATTCATCTAAAGAAGTTATTTTAGATGGTTTATTTTTTCTAGTAGTCCAAAAGGGTTTTTCTATAAGAACTTTTTGATATTTTTTAATCTCGTCAGCAATAGGATCATTTTCATTATTAAAATCATAATTATCTGCATTCCATTCACCTAAAATTTCTCCATCAGGTCCCCATTCGACTATACCAGTACCCTCTTCTTCTTCTATTACATATTCTTCAAAATCTTCTTCATCCTCATAAGTTTCTAAAATAGTAGCAGTTTCTCCCAATGAAGATCTTAATACTGCACCACTTCCAAATTGACATAAATCTTCTGCAGCAACTTTGGGAGGAAATTTATATCCAAATCCTCCAGTAACTATATCAACTGCAAGTAAAGATCCATCTGCACCTATAATAGGATTTGCAGATGCACCTACACCACCACCTCCGAAAAAATTAATAATAGGAGGACCACATTTTTTGGGTTTATTATCACACTTATTATTAGAAATTAAATCAGAATAGGTTAAAGAATTTACTTCTGTGATTGTTAAAAATCTTAGATTATTATCCCCATCAAAGAAAATAAAAACAGTTCCTGGATTTACTTGAGCATATTTATTTGCATCATTAATAGAAACATTATCAATATATCCTAAAGTAGGATCAATGTATCCTACAGTTATGGCAGATCTTGGTGTTGGTCCTAATAAACTGCTTTGTCTTGCCATATAATATTGATTTTGTTATTTTTTCTTTCTTTTATTAGAAGTATTTAGTATGACTATCCAATGTTTGAATTTGCACCAACGGTAAATCCAGAAACAGTTTGTTTGGAAGGTTGTGCAAAAGGATTTTCTTTCTTGGGAACTTCTGAATTTTGATTTATATTTTCAGACACATTATCTAAAACTGGTTGATCGACAGATTTAGATGCTCCTCCACCATTCTGGAAAGTATGATAATCATTAATTGGACAAGATTCTTCTTCATCACAACTAAAAAATTGAAGTACGGAATTTACAAATCCCAAAGCACTTGTCATATTTCCAGTTATTCCATCAAGTAAAGATGAAGACTGATTTAATATTGTTGCAACATTGGTTAAAGGCTGACTTACCCCTCCAGTTGCAGAGTCAATCTGCCCAAAAACAAAACTAGAAGCTTGTCCAGCAAGAGAATCAATTTTACCAGAAACATATGCAGAAGAATCAGAATATAACAATGAATCCAAAGGAAAAGTATTAGAATCTCCAGAAACGCTTCCTCCAAATTCAACATAAGACCCCAAAGATTCCGAAACTAAATTTCCAATAGGAGACATAGCAGCATCCACTCCTTCAGTGATTTCTTGAATTACATTTCCCAATACATTTCCTGTAAGTTGCTCAACTGAACAAATTGGAACTACGGGTGCAGTTCCCTCTTCTGGTGCAACTTTTTTAAAATTACCAGAATCATCTTTAAATAATTTGCCCAAAAATGATCCAATCAACCCAGATAATTTTCCAACTATTTTATTAAAAAGACAAACGATTTTACTTGTACTTTTATCTTTTAATCGCAAAACTTTATTTCTTTCATTCGGAAATATTTTATCAACCATTTTAGAAATTTTAGAATTCATTTCCTTAATGATATATCCTTTAACTTGTTCAAAGATACTTTTCATATAAGATGCAACTTTTGATGCAGCAGAATCTATTAATGATTTCAGTTTAGATTCATTTAAATTTGTAGAGACTGCATCAATATAACTGTTTGCTGCTTGTTGAACCTTATTAATATCTTTTGTAAGATTCTCAATTACTATTTGTATATTTTTTAGATCTGTTTTTTGTTTCTTACAAGGGCTAGAAAGAGGAACCTTTCTTAACATTTTTTCATTACGAATTACATCGGCAGCACTTAATTCGTGTGGATTATCTGGTTGCTCCCTAGTTGCACCAGGTTGAGAAGGTGAGGTTGAAGAATTAGATTCTTCGCATCTATTCTTAATTCCCTTTGCTACTTCAGATTGTATAAACGCTGCTCTATCTTCCTGCCTCAATAAACCAGAACTTATTCTTGCTTCTGCTTCTAGTATAGCACGTTGCTGATCTTGAAACTGTGCTTTAGATAAAGGAATATCTGATCTTAAACCAAATTGATTTACAGAGACTCCAGATGGAGGAGGAGAGCACTCTGCAGATTGCTCTGACGATTTTGGTTTATTTGTAACTAATGATTCTGCAGGAACTTTTATATTTAAATCTTTATCCCCATTTGCAGGTGTTGCAAATCCACTAGTTGCAGAAAAATTACTCTTATCATCACCAATCTTAGTTCCTAATACAGTTTGGGCATTATTTCCAAGAACACCCATTATTACAGGAACTTGCTGATCCTGTCCATCTAAAAAGAATCCAAAAACAAAATTACCCTGACGAATATTTGGAGTTGCAGATGCTGCTGCCTGTCCCCCACCAGCAGTAATTGGATACATTACCTGAGCCCAAGGAAGTTGATCGGAAGAAATAGTAGATTCCTCCCGATCATGCAATCCTATTATTCTAACCTTATATCTACGACCCCATCCAGGAACTTGATCTTTACTTTCAAATTTTCCAGGAACAATATTATCTCTCCAAGTAGAATCATCAGCAATCTGACCGATCCACCAATAGAAGTGAGATCCTAGAAATCCAGGATTAAATAAAGATCCACCTTCCATTACTTATTATTCCCCATAAATTCTACACTCAAGAGCATCTGGATGAGAGTCGCAATATAATTCAAGTGAAGTTGGATCATGATCTTCATCTGGATGATTTGCTTGATATTGTTCAAGTGCATTAAGCTCATCACTTAAATGACGACGACGCTGACTACTAACACTAGAATCATTTAACTCATTTATATCATCATTAATATGTTGTTGAAGACTTTTGTTAGTCATAATGGTACTTTACCAGAGGTGTGATTGCCAACTCTACCAAAAGAATCTCTAACCAAATTCAATTTAGTAAAAGTTTCTTTGGGGGAAATGTAGTGACATAAATCTGCTATAATATATAGCCCACCATATTCCTTATTTACTTCTTCATCATAAATTGATAATTCCTTAGCATCGACAAAAACAACATCACCTGCATGTAAGGAATAATCGCCAGGAATAGTAATTGTACTTTTCAAAGAAAATAATTGATTATATCTCATTATTGATTGATTTAATATATTTTTATATTCAAAATTTTCTTCTTTAGACTTACTAAGTTGTTGTTTAGTATTTCCAGATGGTAATGTTCCTTTATCTAATAAGTAATAAGTAGTCCTAGAAAATTCTTTATTACTACCTTGCCTGTTAAATTCTGGATTTAATGTCGGAAGTTCTTTTCCACCCAACTTCAATGATTTTTCTTTCTCTTTTGCATTTGGAGTAATAACTTCATAATAACAACTAAAGGGATCAAATAAAACAGTGCGAGTTGAAAATGCTCCCATTTTTAATTTTTCTTGAACATCAACTCTATTATCTTTATAATAATCAAGTGCTTTAACATCATATCCAGAAGGCATATTATCTCCCCTAGAATCTGGAGTTTGGTTGAATATGATAGACTTTTTCTTTTCTTGACTTAATAAAGAATCTATAGATTTAAATTTAAATCCATCTGCAGTTTCAAAGAAAAAATACCCAGCAGTATTTCCAGTCGCTTCTGAAAAATTAGGAACTGCTTTTTTAGACAACCAATTTAAAGCATAATATGGTTTTCTATTATTTCCAATAAAATTATAGTTATTAGATGTATCTTCAATATCAATTTTTTTATCAGTAGAAAGATATTTTTGATCGGTTAAGATCTTTTTAATATGTTCAGAAATTTTACCATCAAATCTTTCATTCAGTCTAATTTTTTCATTCATAATAAATTCTTTAGAAACCAATTCCAATTGAATCATAGATTTTGCTGTATCTTCTGAAATTGGAGAAACTTTATTCACATAAAGAACTAGATCTAAAGTATTTTCATTATTATCAGTGAATTTCAAATATACTTTTTCTTGTCCAACAATAGGCAAACCATCAACTACTGTTTTATCATCAATCGAATTTCCAGTATCAGCAAAAGTATAAGTTGCTTTAATACTATCTTGAAGAATGCTTTCATAATACATTAAGCGAACGGCGCCATTCACAACGCTCGCAGTTTTACTTTGATCCTTATTAGAAACTACATCTAGTCTCTGTATATAAGCAGATTCTGCGCTTTTAGTTGCTATGAAATTTGCCATTTGTTATTACCTCGTATCTATATTTAACCACCAATATAAAGAGAATCAAATGGATCAGATTCACTTTCATTAGAAGATATCATTATTCCACCCCCACCTTCATAATTATTATCACTTCCTGCAATAATTTGAGTATCAGATACTATTACAATTTGCTCAGA